CGGCATTTGTGCCGTCGACGTTTGCAACTTGGATCATGTTGATCTTGAACACCTTGCCGCTTGCCGCAGCGTTGCTGACCAAAGTGGTCTGCGAGGTGGTGGAAAGCGCAACTGTCGCGGACTTACCCGTGATCGTTGTTACGTTGACGATATTTGGTGCGGCCATCTATTTTCTCCTTAGCCAAACACGATTGCCATGGCAATTGCCTTGCCAGTTGAGATACCAGCGTCCGAGAACGAAAGTGTCCCGGACCCATTGGTGGTCAGTGCCTGACCGCTAGTCCCATCCGATCCCGGAAGGGTAAATGCTGTGACGAACGTCTGCAAGTTAGAATCATACGCCAGAACATCTGTACCAATTGCAACGCCGAGGTTTGTGCGGGATGTACCCGCATCTGCAACGTCGGACAAGTTGTTAGCTGCAGCAAGGAGGCCAGACAAATCCGCCGTCAGACTCGCTACGTTTGCACCTGCGCCGCCACCGTCAGCATAAACGATGTCTTTAGCACCATCTGCAATGGTGACAGTCGTACCAGAACCTTGGGTAAGAATCACGCTCTCACCAGAGTTGTTTACGACATAGTAAACTTTGTCTTGGTCATTAGGGCTAATCGTTACCGTGTTGGTCCCGCTTGGCGTTCCACCAAAGACCAAAACTTTATACTGACCATCAGACAACGCACCGTCAGTCGTCGTCAGCGTGTGCGTCGTACCAGAAAGAGCAATCGCACCTACGCCGTTCGTGAGACGGTCGATGATTTCCAAGTTTGTATTTGTGGTATCGCCCCACGTACCTGACTGCTCACCGTTGGCGATAAGCTCGATGCCAGTATTGACTGTATATGTACTAGCCATGAATTACCTCTAGACCCCCGTCACGGTTGGATTTCAGTATAGCTTGTTGTGGTGCTGGGCACAATATTTGTCCAGCTAGTACTCGGATCCGGAACAATACGGCCCCAAACCAGAACACCCCACGGAGCGATAAGCCCGTCTGCAGAGACGCCCGTGACGTCCACGTCGATCCCTGTGCCTGTGGTGACAGTAACAGAACCAACGTTGCTTGTCAGCCCAAAACCAGTAACTGGAATTATCTGGTTTACCTGCGTGGTGACAGAACCAACTTGTCCAGTTGCTTCGAGCGGAAGCGTAACAGGCTGGCTCCAGGCTCCGGTTCCCCATGTGCTGCGGCCCCAGCCCTCGAAGAATACCAAAGCATCTTGGCGAATAGAGTTGGATATACCCGTGGCGGATACACCTGTTGGGGAAACTACAGCAATACCTGTCGCTGTTACTGTGCCAACACCACCTGTCGCTTCCAGACCAGCAGTAACCGGAGCAGTAGAACCAGTAGCCACAGCAGTGCCAACACCAGAAGTACCCGCAACGCCAGTGACGTTTACATTGACACCCGAGCCTTCGCCAATCGTAACATCGCCAACTGAGGAAGTGGTTTCTACCCCTGTTACAACCGCAGCAACCAGTGCTCGGAAGGTGACAGACCCTTCAGCTGAGGTTCCAGCCAATCCTGTGACTGAGATCTCTGTGCTCGCGGCAACAGTAACAGATCCCACTCCAGTGGAAGCGGAGACCCCTGTTGTTGGAACATCAGCCGTTCCAGTTGTTGTAACCGTTCCGACAGCGCCGGTTGCTGCAATGCCAGTAATTATAGGCGAGACGTTGACTACGACGGTCGTCGTACCAACCGACCCGGTCGCGCCAAGACCCGTGACTGAGGTGACTGCATCCGCAACAACAGTAACTGTTCCTACGTTTCCAGTCGCAGATAGCCCGGTCACCACTACAGGTGCGGGCTGACTCCACGGGCCCTCAGACCATGTGCCTCGGCTCCAGCCGGTGATGCTCGCCATGACTGGTCACCTCGCCTAGATTAGGCGATGCGAATGATGGCGTTAGAAGCATCCGCAGTCGGGAAAACAATCTGGAAGTCACCGGCGGTCGACGTTTTGTCCGAGCCAAAATCCAACACGATGACAGCGTTTGTGCCTGCCGTTGAGTTGTAAATCAGCGCGCCGCGTGCAGTGATAGTTGCCGATGTAAATGTAAGATCGTCAAAATCAGTGAACGCAGTTGTGCCGCTGGTTGTCGGCGTGACATTGGTCAATGCACCACCGCCGGCAGAATACGAACCAGAATCACCCACCTCGTTGGAAGTGGTGTAGTCGGTCGTTGCCGCAGTGAAAGAAGCACTGTTTGTGTACAGCGCCAACTTGAATGTGTCACCAGTTGCGTTGGTGAAGTTGTGTGTGCCCTGCATAAGCTCTTGCTTGAAGGACGTGCACATAAAGTTGCCAGTGAAGGCCATGTCAGAGTCTCCTTATCAGTTCCGCGAGTTCGGGATGTCCCGCATCTGTCAGCGCATTATACACTGTTGTGCGGTCGCTGCGAATAGCCTGTCTCAAATAGTATTCAACAAGCTTTTCGATGTGCTTCTGGAAAGCACGAGCTTGGTCCCGGATGCCTGGATGGGCTGTGTCAGAGACCGAAATAATTTTCTGAGCACACTGCTCCGCCAGCTCCTCAGCATTGAAGCCACGGTTCTCCGTGGTTCGAACGCCAACGATAGGCTCGTCCTTGGGTACATTCAGATCGAATTTAAACATTACATTTTTGGCCTTATCACCATACCAGTCCGATATTGATCGGTGGTTTCTTTTGCTTCACCGAGCATCTTGATGCCCATGATCGATTCCTGCAAACGTTTTTCATACATCGACAAAACGTCAGCTTCACCTTTCATGTATATATACGCCTCAATGAGCGAGCCGTAAAGCAAAGCCATTTCTGCATTGGTGCTAAGCCAAGTCGTCCCTGAATCAGCAAGCTCCGTAATGCTTTGCGGACGATACAGGTAATGCAGTTCCATGGTGTAGATCGCATCAGGCGTTGGGCCGAGCAAAAAGTAGTCCACGTCGAACTGCGAGTAATAACGTGGCGTGCCCTTCGTGGTGGTGTCAGGGTTGTACTGCTGCACAAACGACACATCCTTGAACTCAAGGAAGTTACGATCGCCATCGTCACCGCGATAGCTCAGCGAGTACGGCGCCAAAAAGTCAGAAGGCACAGCAAGATAGGGGTTGCCGTCATCAGAAAAAGCTGTCGCGTTTTTGCGGAACAAGCTCAGCTGGACCTGCTTGAGGATCCGCTCTTCTGCCTGCCGAATGAACAAAGGGATATTGTTCACGAAGGACGTCTCGTCGTTCTCCGTATAATCCTGGATTGCTTGCTTCAACTCGCCGTATGTAAAGCTCATGTCGTCACCACCGTAACTATCCCGACCTTACCAACTCCGCGAGGGCTAGACAGATTCGGATTTTCTACCAAAGGAACACCAACAAACGCCTGCACAACCTCTTTCGTGTCAGGACGTGGATTGCGCAGCGCCTGCGGATCCGGTCCCACTTTCGGAGGATACAGCTGTGGGTGCTTCGGTTCAAACTCATCTGGACCGACAAGCGCGCCAGTCCACTCCCGCTTCATCTCCCGAAGGCGATAGCGAAATCCGGACCGATCCGAAATACCCCAAGCATTTTTGTCTGATGCAAAAGCCATATCACACTCTCAGGTAGCGGGCGCTGGGCTGAAGCTTCAGCGGAACGCGGTCCTCGTCCTCTTGTGCGGCGCGCGTAAACTCTTCTTCGTACACAGCCTTCAACAGCTGGATACGCTCAGGCGCACGCTTCATCGCAAGATAATATGCAAGACCTGCAACCATGCAGGGGTAGAACCGGAAAGGAACCTGCGTGGTGTTGGTCAACGCGTCTGCATCCTCGATGCGACGCACATAGTAGTAAACCAGTTGATCCGTGGAGTTCTCAGGATTCTGCCACAGATTGATTACAGGCTGGATTGTGCGGTCGAGGTAATACTGACTCGGACGGCCCTGGCTCGTTTTGTCAGGAAAGTTCAAGTAATCGCCACGGCTGATGCGCTCGACCTCATAGTCCGTGCCGTCACGGCGCAGCACCATCTCCAAAATGTCCACGACGTCAGCGCCAAGCGTATACTGCGACGTGCCTGCAGTCAGGGTTGTCGTAGCTTGCTCCACGGTCCACAAATTCAGACCACGGTTTGCCCATTCAGCAAACATCAGGTTCAGAGACCGACGTGCCGTACGTGCGTCATAGCCCGTGCGAACTTCGAGGCCACAGCGTTCGTACGCTTCCTCGATCAGTTCCGCTACGTCTAGCTCAAAGTCTCTGCTACCCGAAGTGGTCATCTTACTTTTCCTTCATACCCATCGCCATGCGTTTACGAGGGCTGCACATACTCTGGTCTTTGTTCCCTTTTACAGAACCACCACGAGCAAAACCTTCAACGCCACGGCCTTTGAGGATATCCGCCTTAGTAACCTTGCCGTCTTTGTTTAGATCAGGAAAGTCTTTCTTCATTTCTTGGTCCTCCGTTTTGCCGGGGATACCCGACGAGGTTTACCTTTGGGTTGCCCAAGACTTTTCTTTTCTGCAATTTTGGCGCGCTTTTCACTGGCCGACATTTCAGATGCAGTCTTTGGCGTCTTTGAGCTTACACGTTTTGTGGGACGACAGTAAGGAGTTCCTCGCTTTTCACCTTCGCTTCGACCACAGGCTTTTCCTGTGCGAACGTCTTTCCAGTCTTCTTTGAACCAGCGACGCAGTGCTGCGCCTTTTTTGGTTTTACGGACAGCCATTAGAACGTCCTTGTTTTACGAGGTGCTTTTACCATGCCGCCGTTGGCCTTCTTCTGGGTTTTGTTGCCCCAGTTTTTTGCACCAACCTTGCGGCACTTGGCGATCGCCCCGCTTGCGTAAGCAGAGGGAAAGACCTTGTAGCGGGCCTTTACCTTTCTATAGCAAGCGTCTTTTGCCATTAGGACATCTTACAAGGCTTGGGGCCACGACCGGCCATTACAGCCCCGCCCTTGGCGTAGCCTTTCTTGACCATACCGCCTTTGGCCTTTTTGACCATGCCACCTTTGGCCATCTTCTTTTTCGATCCGCAGTTCATAGGAACCTCCGTGATTTGCTTGGACATTTGGGTCCGGTTCATTTTCGCAACCTCAACAATTCTTGTTCAAGGTGTTTGATCGTAGTCTGGGCCGTGGCCAAGTCAGCACGCAAGTCGGAGATCTGACGAAGCAGCTCCTCCTTCTCTTTTACTAGCGTGTTTACCTGTTCGGCAAGTCTGTCCACTTGAACCCTCAACGTTTCATTAAATTCGCCGCGTTCGTCCCGTTCTTTCATAGCCCGCTCATGTGCAAGTTTTGCCCGGTTGCTCAAAA